GTCGACCTTGCCGCCACGGGCCAGCATCACCTTACCACCGCGAGCCATTTTGACCTTGCCGCCGCGAGCCATCTTCTTCATCGGTTTCTTCATCGGGGGATCCTCAATCTGTCGCGCCATGTTGGTGCGGTTCATCCGAAAGCCTCCTTCTGCGAGCGACAACGAGCGTTTCGTACTCGTCAGGCGGATAGCCCGCATAATACCCCAACCTTTCAAGGTTGTCACTGGCAGACACAACAGCCTTTAGGTCTTGGATGAACACCATACAGTAAGGCTCAACGACCCCGCTTTCCCAATCCGTATCGGTCAAGAACTCCAGCCCAGCGTCCGCCGCGTCATAACTTGGATGAAACTGCATGCAGTGCGTCGACGGGAAAACTGCGTTTAGCTCATCCACAAAAGGTTGGAATTCCTCAATGTCCGGAATGCTGTACGACGCAACAACAACCAAGTCCTTGTCAAACCCGTAAAACGTCCGGCAAACCCGGAGAGCATCCGCAAATATGCTGTGGCTCTCGATTACCGAAACTCGGTCCTCGGCCCACGCACGCTTGGCATACGGGCAAGGCGGCAGACCGTTCAGGTGCGCGCTCGCCACCTCTAGAACCTCTCGCGACCAAGACCGAAGATCGGCCGCTATGCTCATCGCTGAAGTTCCAGTTGATCCAGCTTCGCAGCGATCTTGTCCATCGTATCCCGGATGGACTTTATGTTCTCGTCCATGCGCGCAAGCATGACCGCCTGATTCTGCACCGTCTTCTCCAGCGTCTCAGTGCGCGCCTCAACCCTCACGATCCGCTCTTGGTTCGCCTTGATCCCTGAGCTCATGCTCGACACAGTCCAAACGATCGCACCCGCTTGGACGACCAGCGCAAAGATCAGGCTGATGGGGACACTCTTGCTCAGATGCCAGCTATCTTGGGGTTGGGTCATGTCAGCAGTTCCACGCTCTTAGGGATTTGTTGATCCGGCTGTTCGGATCGCGCTTGGTCTTCTCGCTCGTCAGCTTTTTCTTCATGCCCTCCATTCGAGCGCAGAAGCTTTTGCGGCGGGCAGCATCCTTCTTGGTCTTCGGATTCGGCGCCGGAGGTTTCAGGTTCATGCCCTGCTTCTTGGCCGACGCACGCCCCTTCTCGTTCAACCCGCCTTTGGGGTTTTTGCCCTCTTTGCGCTGCCATGCGGGTGTCTTTGCCATCAGAGCGGTCCTCGGTTCTGGATCAGGATGATATCGTACGCCGCCGTCACCAGCGCATTGTTGGTCCGCACGCTCGCCCGCACGTCTATGTCCGTTTTCTCTGGAAGAGGAAACGGGCACGTGAAAGCATAGGAGTATTCGGAGCTAGCCACTTCGAAAGTGTGGCCAATCAGAAAGCGGTCACCCGGCACACGATAGTAGAAGGTGCCGGTCGCATCGGCCCCGTTCTGGATCGTCATTGCGCCCTGAGTGAGGTAGGCCGTGAATCCGGCGGGGACTGTGTAGGTGCCCTTGAGCGACTGACCTACGCCTGTAAGAATGCGGGCAACGGTCGTGGCACCCTTCAGAACGTTGATCTGGCCGACATTGACCGAGGTGCCGTTCATCCGCACCAAGTCAATGCGACTGAATACGGTTGCAGATGTGTTGCCTGTCGCATTGGTCAGTGTGATCGTGGTGCTGACAGGATTATAGTCGGCATCCAAACCCGTGATGATGACGTCCTTGTCTGCATCCCCGGCATCCGCCCGGCTAACGGTGATCGTTCCCGCCGTGTTCCATGCGCTCCATGGATACAGCGTATCGTCTATGTCCCACACGGTGCCCGTCGTGTTCTGCGACATCGCCGGAACACGGCCTAGCCGGTGGACGAACCGATGGCCAGGGATCTGGCCCCTGGCCAACTGAAGCTCAAACGGTTCGCTGGTGCCGACCTGCGATATGGATCGGATGTCGTACACCATGCCCCAGCCTCACGCGTGAAAGAGCGTCATGTTGGTGAAGATCTTGCTCGAACCACCCGTGTAGGTGATGTAAGCGCCGTCCTCGAACATGACCCCCTCGCCGGGGATTGTCACGTCCCGCTCGGCCGCTGCCGACGAAACTGTCCCCAGCTTCATCTTCACCGTTCCAACCGGGCTCCCGTTCACAAACGAGATCACACCAGCATTGCTGGCGTTCACAATGAACGCGCCCTTGAGACGGGCACGCTCTTGGAAGATCACGTCCGCAGCACCGGCCCCATTCCCGAGCGACACGTTCCCTGTCGAGGTTGTGTCGATCGTGGCCGAGGTCACACTCTTGAAGTACTGCGTGCCAGAGACCGTGGTCGCCGTGCTGGCCAGCGTGATGGCATCCGTCAGCGAGCTGCCGTTGATGTCGGTTCCAACGATGGTAACAATTTTGCCGCCATCGCTCGTACCGGCCGTCGTTGCGGTGATAATCCGCGCAGCATTGAAGGTCACGCCGCCAGTCGCGGTCAGCGTGAAGCCGCCAGTGGCAGTGACGGTGGCCGCTCCGGCCACCGACGTTGCACTTGCGGCGGTTGTGTCGGCCGTAAGGTGTACCGACCGTACGTCAGAACCAGCCATGTCCGATCCCCTTAGTTGGACTCGGACCCGTCGTCCGTCATCGTGTAGGTGAGAACGCCGACGAAGGTGCCGCCAGTCGCCGCAGTGCCACCAGCCACGGCGTAAACCGTGGTGTTGACCGCAAGGCCGCTGGCCAGAACGAGCGCACCATCCGCACCCTTCACGGTGCCTTTGGTGTCCGCGTCAACCTCGTTGAACAGGCCGTCCGTATCAATCGCACCCGTCGCGGTCGTGCCGCCGATGTCGATCGTCGTGCCGCCGCCAGTGCTGGTGGCGCCGCCAATCGTCATGACCGAAATCGGAACCGCACCCGCCGGGAGAACAAGAACCTTGCCGGTCGAGGCCGAGGTGCCTACGCGCACAGCCGTCGCACCCGTCGCGGTCGGATCTGCCGCGAAGACAACCGACTGCGTCATGACGCCGGGGATGGTGGTGGAGTTTTTGGAGACGCCGCCGAAGGAACGGACAACGCCTTGGAAAGTAGTCTTCGCCATGTTGGTCTCCTGTCTTGGCGATGTCAGCCGGGGTGGCTGTCAGGAACGGGGTCATCATACCCCATCCACCCCTAGATGGGAAGAGACATCCCAACGGTTGCTTTTCCTGCAGTTTTCTTCGTGCGTGATGACGCGTAAATTCCACGGAACATGCAACCCACAAACTACATCCGAGCGAAGTGGCACGATATGATCCACAACATACTTTTCTCCCGTAGCAGCAGTCAGTTTTCGGGCAGTGAGATATAAATCATTGATCTGCTTTTTCTGCTCGCGTGTAAGCCACGAAGGGCAGGCTTCTCGGGCTCTTCGTTTCCACGCGTTGTTAAAGGCCTGAACAGCTTCTTTGTTTTCTTTGGCCCATTTGGCTCGATACTGCCGACGTTTTTCCACAGTCTGATTGTTGGCCCGCGCTTTCACAAGATCCTTGTTCTTCTCATAGTACCGTCGACCAGCCTCTTTTGCAGCGACGCTTTTGGGAAGAAGCTTGCGTCTCTCGTTATCCTTGCGGGTTTGTTCTGTGCGACACTCCATACAAGTGCCTTTGGTTTCTCTAAGGGAAATATGCCCGTGCTTACACGGTTTTCCGGTGTAGTAGTACTTGGCGCCAAGTGCCTTGGCCTCGGTTCTGCTAGATGGGTGGTTCATGTGTTCCCTTTCATTTGATACAGGGAACGTAACAGAAGCTGGGGAAAAAGAAAACCCCCGCCGAAGCGGGGGTTGACTCGGATCTAAGTCCTTGTTTTTTAAGCTGCGCCGGGCGAACCAAAGACACAGCGAGGGTCACTGTAGCCAAACGAGAAACGTTCGCGGGCCTTGAACCTCATGTTCCCGGTGTCAAAATCTGCCTCGATTGCAGTGGACAGGGGTGCCCGCTCAAAGTGGATGAACCCACGAGGAGCGTCCGTCAGGATGAAGAAGGCTTCAGGATCAGTCAGGAAGTCATTGACTGCGTAGCCTTCAGGCAGCATGCCCATGGAGCGGAGCGCGTTCACGTCATTGTCCGCCGTGCCAACGCGCAGGTTCGAAACCATCAGACGCTCAGCCACAAACTGAAGCTGGCGCGGAATGATAAGTTTCGTGCCGCGAAGCGCAATCTTCAGACCACGCTCATCAACGAAACCAGCAATCGAGATGAGGGCATCTTCTAGCGAGGTCTCGTTAAGGTCAGCAGGAGTGGTGGGCTCATTGGCAAACGTACCACCGCCGGTGAGCGGGTGATCCGTAGTGCAGAGAGCCTTGCCGTCGCCGCCAGTCACGTTCGTGTCGAACGCGCTGTTCAGGACAGCGGCAGCTTTGACCTGCTTGGTGTGCGCCATTGAGCGAGCAAGAGCACGCGTATAGCGGCTACCGAGGCGATCGTAAAGGTTGTCCTCAATCGCTTCCTCGGTAATCGAGAACGCCAGTGCGACGGTCTCGTGGTTGTACCGAGCGGTGTATGCTTCGTTGGCGTTATCAAACGAGATCGCCGAACCTTCCGACTTGGTCGGCGCAGCGCCGAAGCCGGACAGCATAACCTCTTCCTCGAACGCACGATCCGAGGACTCGGTGGTGTAGATTTCAGCATGCTGGTTTTCGTAACGAGCATACTCCATGCCGAAGAGGGCGTTAAGGCCCGGCTCCAGCTCTTTCGCAAGTTGTGCGCGAGAGATAGCCATTGCTCAGCTCCTCTTAGGCCAGGCCAGCCGTACCAGCACTGAACAGGTGGTTGTTGATGACAACAAGCACGTTCGTATTGGCGGTGGCAACGTCGCTGTTCAGCGGATCCTGAGAAACATCGATCGCTTTGAGCGGCAGGGTGGCGGTGGTTGCACCCGTGGTCACATCCAACTCCATGTTGGAAATGCCCGAGGTGGTGTCACCAACCGGCGAGTTGTCGACGATGTCGAAGTTGCCAAACAGATCGGCGACCGGGAAGGCGTCGTCGGCTTGGACTTCAAACACAGTGTCAGGCGCATCAACCACAAAAGCGATGATGTCCGACGCGTTCGTCGAGGCGGGGTAGTAGTTCGAGAAGACGGGCTTGCCCGAGGTCGGATCGGTGTAGGTGCATCCGTTGAACACACCAAGGATCAGACCGGAGCCGCCAGCCGCAACACGCTCGATGCCGCCGCCGGTGACAACCTTGACGAGGTCACCTTGGAAGATCGAAGTGTTGTAGTTGGCCGCAATGCGGTAACGGTTCTGCTGGTTCGAAAAGGGCGAACCGTTCACGCGGACAGGGCGAAGACCGAAGGGGGCGTCTTGGTTAGCCATTTGGCAAATCCTTCAGTTTCAGGTTACTCGGCGTCGGATCTCCGACCGCCGAAGGACACACGACTTTGCCGATTAGCAGAAATCGGCATTGAAGGATGTTGATCCTTCATCAAGTCCTGATCCACAGCTACCATCTGTTCGCGGGTCCGGTTCCCGTAATACGCGGTTCTTTCATGAGCTGTTTCTTCAGGGATACGGCACAGCATCAGACCACCATTCCCGATGACTCCGGCATACTTGCCTTCGTCAATGGTCGGCGCCTCGTAGTCGGGATACTCGTACGCACGGACAGGCTCCCATCCTTCGCGCAACTTCGAGTAGACATTCATCTTGTCTTCTTCGTTGCGCAGTGAGGTCCGAACCCAACGATGCACATAACCGGCAGGCGGTTCGGGGGCATCGAGGCGGCTGGGCGGTGCCCAAGGTTTACGGCGCGTGGACTTTTCACGCGTTTGAGTCGACCGGGGTGCTCGTTCATTCATCGCCTTACTCCTTCACGTACTTGGCGTATTCCTCGAGAGGAACGTTCAGCTTTTTCGCGATGGCAATCTGCGACGGTGATAGCTTCACGGTCCTGCGCCCCTGTTTGGTACTGCGGGATGCGGAGGCTCCGGCAGAAGCGACCCGGCTTCCTCCACCCGATTTCGGCTCGGCCTTGAACTTGTGCGGGAACTCCGCGCGCATTCGCCGATCGATCTCATTATAGTAATCATCGCTCGTCGGGTCAAAGCCTTCTTCTTCAACCAGTCGACGATGAATACCAAACGCAGCATAGGTCATGACTTCGTCCTGACCGAACCACGAGTTTTTCTCTGCCCAGCCTTGAGCCTTGGGATCCGGCTTAGCCGGTTGAGCCTGCTGTTGAGTGGGCTGCTGCGCGGGGGCAGGTTCTTCCTGCTGCACCTGCACGCGCTCATCAGCGCGGCGTTTGGCCAGCTCATAGCGCTGCTGATCATTGATCGCCTTGGACAGCGCCTCTTGGGCTTCAATAACCTTGTCGCTGTCGCCCGCCTCGTAGGCATCCTTGTACGCGCGCCGGGCGGCGTTAACCTGAGCTTCAATGCGGGCGCCGTACTCGTTCAGGTATCCGCTGTCCAGCTGCTTGAGCCGAGACTCAAGTTGCTGCTTTTCCTGCAGCAGCTGCTGGGCCATGCGAACAGCTTCTTCGCGATCGCGCTCTTCTTTCCGATACTTCTCGGTCAGGCGGGCAATGCGTTTCTGAACGTTCTTGCTGTAGGACTCTAGCTCTTCTTCGCCAGAATCATCGTCAGCCTGAGCAGTCTCCTGCTCCTCTTCTTCGGTTTCTACAACGATCTCCTGATCGTCAAGATCCTGCTCATCTCTGTCAGACATCAGATTCTCCTTAGACATGCTGGATGTCATCGGGGTTCAGAAGTGTGGCGATCACCTCATCGTCATTGATGGTGCGAACCTCACCACCATCAATCTTGAAGCGGGAGCCAGCATAGCGGCCAATGCACACCCACTGACCTTCCTTGCACCACGGTTCATCGACACCGAACTTGTCGGGGTCTTTGTACGCCAAGGGACCAAGCTTCAGTACATAGGCAACAACCGTCGCCACCTTTTCGCGCTCACGGACCTCGTCCGGGATGTGGATGCCGCCCTTGGTTGTCGACTTGCCTTGGTACGGCATAACAAGAACCCGCCAACCAGTTGGTTGCGGGAGCCGATCGACAAGGGACTTTTCCAGAAGAGAGGGGTCCAGAACGCGCTCTTGCGGGTTGACGTACGCGCCCTCAACCGAAGGGAGATCGGACTTCTTTTCCGATCGCTCCTTGTTGATTTTCTGCGCGACGTGGTCAGGAAGATATAAGGTCTTCGACATCGTCAGCGTGTTTCTCCAGCAGGGCTTTCATTTCTTCCCGTGCGTAGGAGAGGCCCCGTATCTCGCCTACCAGAGATTGGTACTGTTCCCAGTCCCGTGCTGCACCGTGAGCCAAGGCATCCGCCAGATCGGACTCACGAGTACGCAACAACTTATACATATACTTTGCGAAGTCTACAACATCCATTAGAAGTTATCTTTGTACTTTGATTGCACCTCGGATGTAATTGGTCCACCCTTCACCCACTTATCGCAGGTGTAGGCAGACTCACAGACGAACTTGTATAGCTGGCAGTAGCCCAAGTTCCCCGACTCATCGCCGATGCATTCAAGCATGTCTTCCGTCTGGTTGTAGGCGCCGCAGTTGCCGCACACCTCGCTCAGGCGAAAGCCACCATCCGCCGAGGGGTCACGATAGTTCGCGTCCTCCACGGCTTCCATCTTGTTCTCCTCGTTCACATCCGCATCGCGGGTGGCGAGGGGGCAGGACATGTCATCGTCGTCATCCCGGTCGTACATGTCGACCGGGATTTCGGTGCCGCCCATGATGCTGATCACGAGCGTGGTCATCAGAAGGTGCCCCGGAAGTTCTTGCCCGACATCTGGGCGGGGCCACAGCCACGGACCATGCCGCCGTCGCGGTAGTTCTTCTGCTCGACCAGGCTCTCGTACTCGTCAGCGTTGTGGCGAGCCGAGCGGTTGCCGCCCTCAACGGCGCGGGCCTCGTCGGCCGAAACCATGTCATCGGGACGCGGAACAGGGCGCGGCGACATCGGCATCATCCGCTTGTTCTTGTCGGACTTTTTCTTCTTCATCTCGGGCATTGGAGGTCTCCTCAGTATATGCCGCTAAACCGTTGGGGTCGGGCGATGGGGCTGTAGGATTTGACCATACCACCATCAGCCTTTTTCTGCTTCCTCGACTTGCCCGCCTTTGACAGGGCGATCGCAACCGCTTGGTCCTGGGGCTTGCCGCGCTCCATCTCCGTCCGAATGTTCTCGGAGATGACCTTCTGGGATTTTCCTTCCTTGAGTGGCATCAGCCCCTCCCTTGACCACGCTGTTGCGCCATCATCATTGTAGCAGCAATCCGCTCCCGGTTCACGCGGTTCCGCTCCTCGGCGATGTCTTCCTGAAGCTCCAAGCGCGCAGCTTCGCCAGCCGCCTTCTGCTGAAGCTTCTGCATCTCAAGCATCAGCTTGTTCTGATCGTTCTGAGAGTCGGCCAGAAGCTCCTGCTGCTTGAGCTGAAGCTCGGCATTGCGGATCTGAACCAGCGGATCAGCGTTCGGATCTGGCGGCTGCGGAACCATCTGCGGCAGGATCTGCTGGAGGATCTGGGCCTCAAGCAGCGCCACGTAAGCCTCCAGTTCCTGCGGGTTGTTGAGCGCCTGCTGCGTCATCATGATCTGCTGCTCAACCTCGGCCGGGTTGGCCCGACCCTGCTGCGCGGACATCCGAGCTTGGTTCATCAGATTCTGCGCACCCTCCAGCGCCTGCTGCCGGGCCAAGAAGCTGATGTGCTGCATGATGTG